ACACAGACGTGCATAAATCAGACATCGACTGTTTACAACGCTATGCGAAGTCTTCTCCAGATATTAAAAGATCTAATTTAAGACAATTCGTTATTGCTGGCATTCACGCAGCAGAGCATATGGACCTACTATGTGCAAAAGGTGATGCTATTTGTAGTACTACTGATCCTGTATCAGCAGTTCTGAATACAACTAAGAATACTAATTCGGGTTACCCACTATTTAAGAAGAAGAATGATATTGTTAATATCAAAGACACTAATAAATGGTTAACAGGTATCTTAAATGAGGGAACGTCTTTCAGACTATTTAAGAACTCCTTAATGACGAATCCAGAAGTTATATTCAACAGATTTCAACCTATTCTTTCTGAAAATCTAGAAAACCTAGAAATGAAGATTAGACAGGTTTGGTGTATCCCACACCGTATTGTAGCTCTCGAAGAAGTCTTCTTTGGGAAACTGTTAACTAGACATAAAACTAGACAGTTGTCGAGACCTAATCCAGTTGTAACAAGTGGATTAAACAATAAATCGATATCGATAAAATGTGTTAAGAGATTAAGGGATACTTTTGGTTCCCCTCTTGTTAATAATTACAAGATGTACTCTTTAGACTATTCAAAATTTGATAGTACTATACCTGATTTTGCAATCGACATTTTCTTCTCAATATGTCGACGTCAGATCAATCTCAGTCCGAAACAGTCTGAAATATACGAACTACTTAGAATCTACACTAAACGTAGTCCTTATTATTACAGTGGAGGATATGGATTTCAGAAACGTGGTATTAGTTCCGGATCGCTGATCACAAGTACCTTTGATTCATGGTGGAATCTAACCCTGTGGTATCTTGCTAGAACAATATCTAAAGTAAACAATGACAATGTTCATTCTGTTCGTGATAAGGGCACAAATGTTCTTAATGACTTGTCAAGCTCAAAATTTCAAGATCCTAATTTTAGGAGATTCGATCAGATAGTTGTCTGAGGCGACGATGTTCTTTGCGTATGCAATGAGTCCATTATCGAATCACACAGACTTCTTTCCGAATCTATTGGTATGAAATGCACAGTCTATAAAGTGGCGAAGGTTCCACAAGACGATGTATTCTTTCTTGGCCGTTATTGGAATATGCATAATGAGCCTTATCAAACTGATAATTATATCACTGCTCATATTATTAGTAGAACTAAGTGGTATAATAAAGACGAAGTTGAATTTAATATTTCCGAACATTTGAATGTAAATAGGATTCTTTCTATCTGCTGTCCTCTATCAAATGGTCCTGAATATTTAAACAAGTACTTTAAGGATTATCTTCCATTACAAGAATTCTTAAATGACGATAATCAAACTGGTTACCGATTCTTGAAAGATTGGCA